TTATCTTCTGTTAATGACTTCTTATATTTTTTAGGAGAGTCTAATAGTTTTTTAGCTGATGATGATGATAAAGCGTTCTTACCTAAATATCCATAGTAAAATTCATCGTCATACATTCTGGATATAATTTCTTTCTTATTCCATAACTTACCGTCTAATAATGTTATTGTGTTATCCATAATTAAGTCTAATATTATTGCATCCAATTTTGTAAATATCTATTTTCTATTTCCCAAGTATCAGCCAACAAAGTAAAATAAGAACCATCTGTTCTATACCTTTTAGTTCCAACAGGATAAAAATTACCTTTGTCTTTTAAATTACTTTTAGTTGTCCAACCACAAATAGTTATGTTTTTTGTTTTAGTGTTTATAGAACAAAAGACAAAACCATCAGATTGAAATTTCATTTGTACATCAAAAACATTATTGACAAAATCTTCTCTTGGTTCAACTTTCCTCTCCATAGTTTTTACATCAAGTTTATAATCATTCCATTCAATATCGTAACCACCATCAAAACCATCTGCAGTTAATAAAGATACACCTAAAAAATCTCTTATACAATTTTCTCCTAGTATTCCTATAAATTGATTTCTTGTACTTCCATCAAAAAACCCTCTATTGCCAAAATTATTATTTGCTATCAATTCTTTTGTATAATCAATTAAATCTTGTTTAATAAGAAATGATTTCATTTGTTGTATTATTTATTTTTCTCTATATATTTCTGTAGGTTAGCTAAAGCTCTCCAAGCTACTTTAGCATCATGTGGCATACCATCATCGTCTAAAGTTCCACAGTCAACTAAATGTCTAGCAAGTGCATCTAATTCATCTGTAGATTTATTCCTGTCCCAATGCAAAGGTTTGTCTGGGTGATGCTGTTGATTTCCTATATAACTAACTTGTGCTACCATCTTAATAGCATCAGGAAAATACCTTATAACACCAGAATAAACTGGTATTTCTTTTCTTAATTGATGTTTACTTTTACTCAAAATTTACATTTTTTACATTTCCAAAACTCACCCAGTTTATTTAATGTATAAACTAAATCTACTGGCTTCTCAAGTTGCTTCCACTTTCCTAACTTATCCCAAATGTAAGTTACTTGACATTTATCTAAAGGTACATCTTTTTTATCATTTTCAAAATCATGAGACACTTTTAATATGGCTGCATCTTTTCCAAGATTAGCACACCAAGCAGCCGCAATGCGTTCAAGAAGTAATCTTTGACCAGTAGGAATATAAGCATCTTTATATTTAACTTCCATTAGAATTAAATATTTGTTATCAAATTCTAGTACTGCATCAATATCTGATGGATGAAGCTTTCCATTCTGTATACCAGTAAAATCTAATACTTGTCTAATTCTGTCGCTATTTTTTATAAGACTACTCATATTTATCGAATAAAGATTTTAGTTTACTTAATTTACCAGCAAAACAAGAACTACAACTGGTCATCTTATCATTATAATTAAACACTCTATTATATATAGTAAGTAATTCTCTTTGCTCTTCAGCTGTAATTTTAGTTTTGTTTGCATCATAGAAGTCAGATAAATAAGAGTGTTCTTCTTGTGTTAAGCAATTAGGTTTATTATAAGGAAACATTTTATTTAATGTCTCTTTTCTTTTATCACATCCACAGTCTTTTCCTAGTGCATCAAACACTCCGTCAACTGCAGCTTTAATTCCTGTAGCTTTTGTTATTTTTTCTACAGTATCACCAACGCCATCAGATTGATTTTCATATTTAGCAACCCACTCTTTATAGCGTTTAGTTCTTTTGTCGTTTGGTTTGGGTGGTATTTTATTCATTGTTGTTTTTTTTAATTAAGTCAAAATCTCCGTTTAAATAATCTTCAAAGTCTTCACCAAACTTTGATTTGATTATATCTTTATAATTCTTACAACTATTAAATATAGATGTAACACTAATATTAGTTTCTTTAGCTAGCTTACGCATACTAATATCAGTTTCGTAATATACTTTAAATAATTTTCTGTCGTACCAATGCTCCCAGTTTTCAACTTCTACCTGTATCTTTTTAAGTATCTTATCTTCTGCACTCTGTTTTGCATAAATAACATTATCTTCATAACTTGCATCTACAACTTCAAAATTAACCTCATAATCATCTATTCTAATTATTTTTTGTTTTCCTCTTGCCTTTGCATAATCTCCCCATAAATTCTTTAATGTAATGTATATGTAAAACTTATTTACTTCTTTCTCATTATACATTATCTTTTTTGGGTCACCCACATATTTATTTAAACGCAGGTACATTTCATGTACGAAATCTTCGACTAAATGTTTTGGAATACCAATAGATAATCCCATTGCAATCCAGGTGCTATGACTCTTTGATAATAACTCAAGCATTTCTAAATATAAATATATTAATCCAAACAATACCTAGACTTATTCTAATTAACTCTGCGGTACTATCATATTCAGGTATTTCTATGCCATCAACATAATCTATACCGAAAACAAATCCTTTTATAAATTCTAATTGTATATTCATTCGTATTCAAATTGTACTTTAATTTTATCTTCTGGTCCATAATACTTGGCCATATTCTTTATTTCTACTATATTTTGGTCTTGAACGTAAATAAGCCCTTCTAACGCATCAAAAAATGCTTTGTTTAGGTTATCCTGTAAATCAGGTTTAGTGACTTTAGGAAGCTTTAAAAGGCGTCTCTTCTTGGCTAAACTCTTTGGGTAGGCATACACATACTCTATATAGTTTACTTTAATAGGACATCCAGCAGGTATTATGTTGAAGTCTTTTGGAAGCTGTGCTTCAACTAATGTTTTTACATACTTCTGATAATCTGTTACCTTTTTAGGTTTATACTTAATTCCACCTCTTCCAAATCTTACAGATTGGTGAGACAAAGGACGCAAGTTAAGTTCAAAGGTTAGTATCATATATTTAAGAAGTTTTCTCTATTTATATTGTTTGGTATAGTGTCTTGTATATAAGGAAGTCCATCATCCATAACCTTAAATGCAAAGTTTTCAAATGGATAACCACGAGACCTTCTACATTTAACAATAGCTAAATCTCTGTCATCAGGAGATAATTCTAAACTAATTTGTGTCTCTGTCTTCTTTTCCATAAACGACCCTAAATGACCAGTCGCTTTATCACTATTAAAATTAGAATGTATTACTGTTATGATATGTATGTTTAAGTCTTGTGTCCATTTCATTAAATGCTGTATAAGTTTATTAGATTGAACTAAATCATTACTATCTAATATTAAATCAGCAATACCATCTATAATTACAAGACCAGGATTATCTACATTATATAAATGCCAGTTAATAAACTCTAATCTTTCAAAAGCAGAGTATTCTCTTAAAGCATACGTCAAATAATCATCAGCATCATTACTCATTCTTGTTACTCTGTTGAATGTTCTTTGAGCATGAAATCTTCCTTGCTCTGTATCATAATGTAATAACTTCTTTCCTTTACGCATACCTATCATATCTTTTGTGTATTTTTTGTCAGCTGAAAGATACGCAGACGCAAGAAGCGATACCAAGAATGTCTTCTTACTTTTTGGTGCAGCAGATATGAAACTAAAATTCCCATAAGTTCCTATTGGTAGCGGGATAGGATTTTTTCCACCCGTGTTACCTTTTGCGATAGCGATTGGAGGGTATTCAATCTTTTCTTCTGGGTTAACATAGCTTTGCTGTAATATCTTTTTAAATTTCTCATCATAATCAAATTTAGTTTGACTCATTATCATCTTTAAGTTTTTGTTTTAATCTCTCTCTTATTAATTCTTTCATTCTTTTTGCTACAGCTCCTGGTTTTTTCATTTTGTTTTTATTAGCAACATCATGAGCAAAAACATTAGCATCTAATCTTTCATAATAAAAATCAGCATCAGTATCTAATATATTATCTATCTTTTGTAGCATTTGATAATCAACAAAAAAAGAACTTATTTTTTTAATATCGTCTTGCTTAAGCTCAAATATCTGACAAACAAGCCAAGCACATAGTCTTTCTAAATATACAATTTCTTTTTCATTCATATCAAAAAAGGGAGCCGAAGCCCCCTGTTAAATTTAAAATGGCAAGTCGCTGTCGACCTCTGCAGCAGTAGCAGTAGTAGTTTTTTCTACAGCTTCAGCTTTAGTTATATTACCATCAGTCCAAAAGACTCTTCCATTACCGATGTATTTTCTTTTTTCACCAGCTAATCTTTGCTCTTTTGTCTGTTCTTCGAACATACTTATATTCTGTCCAAACTCATTAGTTTCATCAACAATTGCTATTGTAT